CCCTTTTTAATTCTATTGAACATACATCTAATAAAGGTTGTCCGATAGGATCAACAGCTTGAACATCTCCACACTGCCCAAAGGTGGTTTTTCCTTTTTTATTTCTTGTGGTGGCCCTTGCTCCACTACCAGAGGTTCTCCAAAATATATCATCTCTTTTCCCGTTCGACCACCATTTGCTGAGAAGAGTACAAATTTCTCTTTCAAAAGAACTACCTTTGCTCGATTTACTCATGTTTGAATCCTTTGTTATGAAATGGTATTTTTTCTTTTATTGATTTCATTCCGAGTTTTTCTGTTACGTTCATCCATCCCTGTTCAGATAATTTATCTTTTCTTAATTTGAAAATACCCGTACCTTTGAAAGGTAGTTTAACAAGTGGTTTGTTCTTTTGTAATACAATACGACCTTCTTCGGATTGTATCAGTTTACATGCCTTTGTTTTTGATTTTAGTTTTCCTTTTATATATTTGATAACTGTTTTTTCTCCTACTCCTTTTAATCCAGGGATTTCATCGGAGGAACAACCAGCGAAAGCCTTTACCATTATCCATTGTCTTGGCTTTATCCCATACTTAGAAGTGAATTTTTGTAATGTTAAATGTTCATTCTTTTGAGGATTATATATGCTGGTATTATAAGAAATAAGTTGAAATAAATCTTTGTCCGCTGATATAATAATAGCTTCATCATTTGTATAAATAAACTGTTTGCAGATAGAGGCAATAACGTCGTCACTCTCAAATCCCTTTTGTATAAACACATTTGAAAATCCTATTGCTGGAAGATATTTTTTGCGGAGATTTTTCATTTGTTTTCTAAAGTCTTTTTCAAATCGTATTTCTTCCCTCGTCATTTCCTTAAATTTAGTTGATCTGCTTATTTTGTATTTTGGAAATATTTCTTTTCTTTTGCTTGTCACACTATCCCAGCAAAATATAATATGAGGAGTGTTGAACTTTTCTTGAAAGTAAACAACCTCTTTGAGAAAGCCAAATATAATACCAGTGGCGTTCCCTTCAAAGGATAAATTTCCTGTAGTATATTTTGCTCGATGACAAAGATAATTGCAATCGAGAACCAACCATTTTTTACTTTGGATCACTTTTTAATTCCTCCAGTAATTCGATAGCTTCTTGTAATTCTGGATAGATTTATTTTATTTAGATTTATTTTATTTATACCTTTTTTTTCTTTTTATATTGCAATAATCCTCAATCGTATTCCATACATTACTAACTATTTTTTTCAAACCCTTTTCCATATTTTGTTCTTCTATATATTTTACAAGTTTTTCCTTTGTGCCCACAAAATCAAATTCAGGTGCTTGTATAGAACTACCCTTTAATATCCAATGACTTTCATTTATAAGATAATCTATGCAGGAACCCACATCATCAATTCCAAAAGAATGGTATATGGGAATTACTATATTTTTTTCTTTGCCAGTAATTCTATTTTTTTTAATTTGGCATAAACATTCTATTCCTAATTGCCTTTTTTTACCATTTATGTTTTTATAGATTTTTCCTTTTATTGAAAACCATATTTCAAGACAAGCATAAAATCTTAAAGCATGTCCACCGGAACGGATTTTCTTTTCAAATCCAAATCCTAAATTATCCCTTGTCTGACTTATTATTATCAAAATAGAATCAGTGTCTCGAATAGGAGCTAATAATCTTCTTATACCAGATGAATTCTTTTTAGCTTTACCATCACCATAAGAACCTGAAGGGGTTTGTCCTTTTATAAAGGCTTTCTTAGTCTCTTCAAATTTTTCTATTTCACTTTCGGAACTCAAACCATCCATTGAATCAAGAATATATATGAAAGGTTGTCCTTTTTTAACAGCATCATCAACATGATAATAAAATTCCTCTATTGTGGAGGAGTGTGTATTATTTTCTCCTGGGGCCTCAAGTCTTTGAGCAACTTGTTTTCCAAAGAATTGTTCGATATTCATTAAAGCCCCATCCTCACTATTATCGTAGATGAAGCGGTATTTGTCAAAACTTGGATTTATACTGGCCTCCGCCAGACAAGTAAGCGTCAAAAATGTTTTACCCGAAGCTGAATCACCAACAATATAATAATATTTTCCTTTTATAAATCCATAAAGTGTTTTTCCTGTACAGGCAAGATTTAAGAGTGTGCTGCCTGTAGAGAGAAAATCTTCTGTGTTGTATTCTTTCTTTTTTCTTCTTTTGAGCATGTTTTTAATATTTTTTATTTTCATATTATATCTAAGAATATGGGATGGGATAAAACCACCATCCCATATTTCCAAAGGAGATTAATTTTGGAGATTAGCTTTTCTTTCTGCGAACTTTACCTACTGGGACGGTGGGTTTCTTTTTCTTCGCAGGCTTCTCTTCATCTTCATCTTCATCTTCGTCTTCATCCTCATCGGTGACTTCATCTTCATCTTCATCCTCATCGGTGACTTCATCTTCATCTTCATCTTCGTCTTCATCTTCGTCTTCATCCTCATTGGTGTCTTCATCTTCATCTTCATCTTCATCTTCATCTTCGTCTTTATCTTCGTCTTTATCTTCGTCTTTATCTTCGTCTTCATCCTCATCGGTGTCTTCATCTTCGTCTTCGTCGACAGCTTTCTTAGTTACCTTCTTTTTCTTTGCAGGTTTATCGTCTTCATCCTCATCGGTGTCTTCATCTTCGTCTTCGTCGACAGCTTTCTTAGTTACCTTTTTTTTCTTCGCGGGCTTCTCTTCATCTTCAGTCTGTAAAAGAATCTTTTTCAATTCATCGTAAGAAAGAGTCTTAATCAACTCGTCCAAGTTGAATGCCTTTTCAACAATATCCTCATCCAAATCTTCTCGTGATTTGAATCCTATCGATTCCACGGCAACAAAGGGGCGAGCACTGCCTGGAAAACTTTTCTCCTCCAGGCCAAGTTTTAATGTGAAGCCGCCTTCGGGGTCAGCAAAATTGGAAAGATTTTCATCCTCATCGGCATTTTTTATTGCTGCATCTAATGCCTTTCCAAACAGATAATAGGAAACGTCCCAAATTTGAATGCCTTTTTCCTCGTCTGCCGTATCAATCACATTAAATAATTGACGTTCCTTGGGTGCTAAATCTTTGATAAGCTGCTCATCTGCTTTGGGGTCTTTTGTTAAATTGGCTCTAAATTCACAGATTGGACATTTCTGGCCTAATGTTTTGCTCAAACAAACATACCGTGACTTCTCTTCCGTCCCAATGCCACTGTGCGTATAAAAAGTGCGCTCATAGTGGACTTCACCCTCATCTGCCATCGGGTTGCCTTTACCTACTACATAAGGGATTACGTTGATTCGTATTGGTTTTGTACCTTTTAGGGCAAAAAGAGAGGCTCCGGCTGGAGGTGAGATAGATGTGGGTTCAAATCCTCCCGTGTGAGTTTCTGCTCTGCGTTGGGCCGCAGCAGCAGCACTATACTTCTTTCTTTTTTCCTTTGCTTTTTTCATTCTGTACTCCTACTAAATAAAGTGATATTAAAGTTCTTTCCGTACGTCGGTAGAATCTTTCTTTGCTAATTTTTGCCCTTTATAAAATGCAAATGTGCCAAATTTCATACACCAGAACACAACAAAAGGAAGGATTGTAATTACTAATATTATATTGATGATAAGTTTTAGCATGTCATTCCTTCACGAAACGGTTTTGATACATTACTTACAGATTTTCTTCTAATATTTCTTTTTTCTATTTTATCAACAACATCTTCACTTCCTGACAATGCTTTTGGTGTTGCAAAATAATTTTGTCCCTGCAAACTTACTAATCTTTCCAAGGCACTTTTACGATGTTCCATTGCATTTACCGCTGCCTGCATTACACCTTGTTTGTATTTATATGTAATTAAAAGATTTTGTTTCTCTTGGTACGATGCTATCAAAAGAATTGTTTGAGCAATTACTGTCTCGGTTATTTTTTCACCTATTCCAAATTTTGCAGGATTACTTCGTATTGCTTTATCTAATTCTGCCCTTTCAATGTCAAGAGCAGCAGAAGTTTCAGCAACTTTTCTTTTTGCCTTTTCCAATCTCAGAGCAAAATCAAAAAAGACCTTTGGTTGTTTTACCCACTCCTCATCTAATTTATATTTGTCGGGTTGTAATATATCAAATTCTTCTGGATTCATTTTATGTCTCCTTTATTACATTATAGGAAAAAGCAGTATAAGGTTCAAAATAATTTTTAATTACCACCTAAAATAACTTCATAGCACGCGGCAACCAATCCAGCGTACTTACTATCATAAAAGTTATCTCTAAAAGATTGTAAAACAACAAAAGCTCTCGGTGTTAAATTACCTCCTTTTAGCATAATTGATTTTGCATATCCTAAAATCATCCATCGTATTTGTTCCACATCCTCATTCTCTAATCCTTTTAATATTTTAAGCATATCCGGCCATCTTGTTCGAGGATTATGAAGGGCCTGTGCTATTTGAAATGCTTTTATTTCTGATGTGGATTTTTCAATAGCATCCAACATTTCTTTTTCGTCCCCTAAATCTATTATAGTATCTAAAAGGACAAGAACTTTTCGAGCAGACCCATCACTATTTTCAACTATTTTTGCTATTGCTTCTTCTGGGAGTTCGACTTTTTCTTCTTTTTGAATATGCTCAATAAGTTTAGTCAAAGAAGATGTTGTTAATGATTTAAGTACAATCTCGGTGCACCTTGTTTTTATTGTGGTGATAAGTTTCAGGGGTTCCGTAGTGGCCAATATAAAATAAACATGATTAGGAGTATCTTCTAACATTTTGAGAAAAGCATTTTGAGCATCGTTTGATAGTTTATGTGCTTCGTCTATCAACCACATTCTACAATCACCGTCAATTGGAGCCTGCATCATTCGAGTTCTTATGTCTCTCACCATATCTATACCGCGAAAATCAGCACAATTTATTTCAGTAAAATCATACTTACTACATTTCAATTCTCTTCTCAATATACGAGCCACAGTGGTTTTTCCACAACCTGAGGGGCCCGAAAGAAGAATTGAATGCGGTATCCTCTTTTTGGAAATCATTTGCTGCAAAGTTTTTATAGCCACATCTTGTCCATACATTTTATCTAATGTTTTTGGTCTATGTTTTTTATAAAGTTCCATTTTTGTTCTCCTATTATTTATCTTTTTAATCTTGTGTCTCTATCAATTTATTTAATAATCAAAAATATGGAATGAGTTTTGTGTCCCTATGCAACGCGGACTTAACCATAGGCGCTCTTTGTGTCGGTTTGCTTTTTTGTCATCCCCATTCTCTTTCATACTTGAATATCCCTTTCCCGCTGACCATTTTTTTACAGACCACCCAAATTTCAATAACTCTTCATGTTCACCCTCGTACCCCGCTAAAATTATTCGCATGTTGGGGTCGTCACCTCTTTTTATACACCATTTTCTAACGTCATCGGCAACAGTAAGTGATTCTTCTGCGTAGATTCTATTGTCTCTTCCGGCCTTTTCTCCATACGGCGGGTCGAAAAATATACCACAAGGAGACATCTTCGTTTGCCAATTACCACCACAGACACGAGACCAGTCACCACAAACCACTTTAACATATCGTAATCGTTCGGATAGTTTTCTGAACCATGTGTAAATATTGTTGTTGTAAGGTTCTTG